GTTTTAGTAGGTCTGTACAAGGAACGATAAGAAATCCTAGATATAGGGATGTTTTTCCTAATTTTCAGAAATATGGAGACAAACCATTTGCAAAAGAGAAGGAAAGTGATTGGATATTAAAAGGAAAAGGAGCAGATGTTCAACCTTCGCATATTGCAAGAACAAGAGAGGGGTCTGTAACTGGTGTTAGAGCTAGTAAAGCAATAATATTTGATGATATGACTAAAGGAGCAAGCGAAGCAACTAATAGCGCTGTTCATCAAAACATATATAACAGTTGGAAAACAGAATGGTATAACAGAAGAACAGGGAAGACAACAAAATATATTTTTGCAGGAACAATGTGGTCGCCAGAAGATATACTAAATAGAGTATCAGAAGACATTGAAAGTACAGTATTAGTAGTTCCTAGCAAGAAATTTAAGTATGTTTGGGAAGCGGTTGACGGAAGTGCTGTATTTATAAGAATACCCTTACTAGATGAAAATGATGAATCAACATGTCCAGATGTAATGAGTACAAAAGAGGCTATTAAATTAAGAGATACAACAGACCCATTTTTATGGGCTTGTGTTTATCAACAAGAACCTATTGCTCCATCAGGGTTAGAATTTGCGTGGGATAACCTACAAACTATTGAAAATATCCCAGAAGAAGCGGAAAATTATTGCTTAGCTGTAATTGACCCTACAAGAAGAGGAAAAGATAACCTCGCTATGCCGATTTTAAGACCTTTTAGGGACAAGTACATATTAGATGCTTGCTTGTTCAGGCAAAAGGCTGTAAGGGAGCTTTACGACGACATAGTGAACCTTATAATTGCATACAACATACGCAAATTAGTAATAGAAGAAAATACAGACGAAAGTTTAGCAAAAGTAATAGGAGATAAATTAAAAGCAAAGAATTTTACTTGCCAAATAATTACTAAATATAACACGGTAAAAAAAGAAAATCGTATAAAAGATATGAGATACGATGTAATTACAAAAATAGTCTTTAGAGATAAGAAAACAGTAAAATCCAATACAGATTATGGCAGATTCATGAAAAATTTAACAACTTATTCATTTGATTATCCAAATAAGTATGACGATGCTCCAGATAGTATTTGTATGTGTGCCAGTGAATTGATACTTGAAAGAAGCAAACCAAGTGTTCCAGTTGGAATTGATAGGAGGTTGTTGGGAATATGAGTAATATTTGCCAAAGATGTTTATATCATGAATTGTGCTTCGATTATAGGTATAGTAATGTTAAAACCAAGTATATGAAAAAGGTAAATAGAAAGAAAAATAAAGATGGGGAAACTGTGATATATGTAGAAAAATGCAATAAATTTGTAAGCAGAAAATTTAAAATTAAAAAAACAAAAAAAATCAACAAACCTATTGACAAACAATAAAAATTATGCTAGGGTGAAATTAAGAGAGAGTATTTGTTCGCATTTTATGCGCGACAAAGGGGTTAAAAAAGATACAGTTTATGTAGTGGAGGGAATGCAGTATCTTGCTAATTCAACTCCATTAAATAGCTTGAAAATGAGCAGTATTTACGAGAAATCGTATTTATCTGCTCATTTTTTTAGCGTTATATGGGGTGATTAAATGTCAGACACAACAGAAAGCAATGTTGAAAATGTTGAAGAAGAAATAATGTCAGCACCAGCACAGAATGAGATAGTACCAGAAAAAATAATACAGTATTTTGGCAGAAGAAAGATATATTCATCATATAGTAAGGAAGAGATAGATGAAGAAGTATTGCTAAAAATATTGCCACAGGTCCTTAGAGAACATGAAATAAATGCTGGCGAGATTGATTATTTGTACAATTTTTATAAAGGCAAACAGCCTATATGGGACAAACAGAAGATAGTTAGACCAGAAATAAACAATAAGGTTTTAGAAAATCATGCTTACGAAATAGTTGAATTTAAAAAATCTTATGTTTATGGAGAACCTATCCAATATGTTCAAAAAGGTGAAAAAAATGGAGAAAAGTTAAATCCAGAAATATCTTTGCTTAATAAATTTATGGAAAGTGAAGATAAATCTAGTTTAGATAAAGAAATAGCAGAATGGCAATATATATGTGGTACTGCTTACAGATGGATAGAAGTGGACAAGCAAGGTGAAGAAGACGATGCACCTTTTGAATTATCTGTGCCAGACCCTAGAAAAACATTCGTAGTATATCATAGTGGAATTAAAGAAGAACCACTGTTTAGTGGCTATATAAGTTATTTTTCGGATAATGTTATGAACAGTGAAGAAGCTCCACAGGTAGTAAATTATCGAGTGATAACAATATATACAGATAAACATAAATATTTGTTTGAAGAAAAAAATTCTGAACTAACAATATTGCCTCAACCAGTAAATGTACTTAATACAGAGTTAAAGGCATATCCACTAGCAATTCAAGGACAAAGGATAATTGAATATCCATTAAATAATTCAAGGATAGGTTTAATCGAGCTAGTAATGTCAGAACTGAATACATTGAACAGAATAAAATCAGCAGACATAGATGGAATAGACCAGTTTATACAAAGTTTATTAGTTTTTGTGAACCAAGAAATTGATGCTCAAAGATTTAAAGAATTAGTGGCTTTAGGAGCGATACAGGTAACTTCTCAAAGCTCAGACAAACCTGCAGATGTAAAATTATTGACAAATCAATTAGTACATAGTGAAACAAAGATTGTGCTAGATGATACATATGACAATATTTTGTCAACAGTAGGAATTCCAAGACTTAATGATAAGCCATCAGGAGGAGATACAGGACAAGCCAGACTTTTAGGAGAAGGATGGACTATAGCAGATGAAAGAGCAAAACAAGATGAGCTTTCGTTTAAAAAATCCGAAAGAAGATTTTTAAAGTTAGCAATTAGAATTTGTAAGGATTTAAGTAAAGATAAAGAAAACAGAATAAAAGATTTGAAATTAAGTGATATAGATATTAAATTTACAAGAAATAAATCAGACAACTTATTGATAAAAACACAAGGATTGATGAATATGATGTCAGCTCAAGTGCCACCAGATGTTGCATTTGCAAGCTGTGGACTATTCTCAGACCCAAATGATGTTTATCAAAAAGCTAAAAATTATTATGGAGATACTTTCTGGAAAGAAACTAAGATTTCAAATTCTGGAAAAGAATCTAATAATATAAATAACCTTGCTAGTGAGGGTATCACTAGACACGCCAATACAAGCACTCACTTGGGAAAAAATGAGGTAGGTGTGAAAGGAGAATAAGATGGAGAACGAAGAATTAGCAAACGTATTGTCTAATGCAGAATTAGATGATAATGCAAAAATTGATGCTATACAAAAAATGGTTAGTGCCAAATACGTATCAGCAGATGTTTTAGCAAATGAACGTAAAAGGTTCAAAGAGACCTTAGCAGGTCAAGAAACAAATTTTAAGAATTTACAGACAGAGTTTAATGACTACAAACAATCTAAGATGACAGATGATGAAAAAGCACAAGCTTTGGCAAAACAAAAAGAACAAGAATATGAACAAGCTTTAAAAAAAGTAAGTAGATATTCTGCACAAAGTGTTTTTGCAGGAGCAGGATTGAAAGAGGAAGATTATTCTGGATTTTTAGATGACATCGTAGGATTAGATGAAGAAAAAACAAAGAGCTTGGCAGAGAAAATTTGTCAAACAATAACTAAGCAAAAACAAGGCACAGAGCAAGACATTAAAAATAAACTTATTAATGGAACAACTCCACCACCAGCTGGAAATAGTCAATACAAGGCTGAAACAGATGTGGACAAATATCAAAGACTTTTTGCAGAAGCACAAAGTAAAAATGATATGAATGGAATAGTTTATTATAGCAGATTAATTGCAGAAGCTCAAACAAAATAAAATAATTTAATAAAAAAAGGGGAGATTAAAATGGCAGACGAATTTGCAACAAGTTTCGCTACTTTGAATTATAGCGGAGCATTATTTAACAAAGGAAACACAAGAACACCGTTCTTATCAATGATAGCAGGTAAAAATGCTATAACAAATTCAGTAGAGTTCGTATTAGGACAAGACTATACATCAGAAGAAGGAGATATACCAAGTATATCTGAATCAGCTTCTTTAACAGCACCAAATGCTACAAGAGTAACAAGAAGCCAAAATACTAACGTAACTCAAATATTCCATGAATCAATAGGAATATCTTATGCAAAACAATCAAACATGGGAACTCTATCAGGAGCAAATATAGCTGGACAAAAAGCTAACCCAATGAACGAATTAGACTTCCAAACAGCTGCAAAATTAAAGAAAATTCAAAGAAGTCTTGAAAAAACTTGCATTCAAGGTGTTTATAACAAAGCTACAACTGATGCAACAGTAAATAAAACAAGAGGAATGAACGCTGCAATCACAACTAACGTATTAGCTGCTAATGGAGCAACATTAGACTTGTGGTTAGTAAATGAATTAATGCAAAAAATTAGAGAAAAAAACGGAGATATATCAGGATTAACATTATGGTTAGATACTATATCATTAAACCAATTAAATGGTAATGCTGTAGAAAATGGCATGGAAATGGGAAAAGCTTATGCTAATGAATTCGGTATTCAAGTTAGAGACCTATTAATGCCACTAGGAAAAGTTACAGTTGCTTTAGGTGAATTTATACCAGAAGGAACAGCATACTTATTCAACTTCGATGCAATAAGAGGTGTTGAACAACCAGTACCGGGTAAAGGTAACTTCTTCAGAGAATTACTTGCTAAAACAGGTGCAGGTGAAAAATATCAAATCTTTGGACAATTCGGACTAGACTACGGAAACGAATTATTCCATGGAAAAATTACAGGATTATCAACAACTTTCACAAAACCAATCGGTAGAAAAGTTGTTACTGTAAGTGCGTAGGAGGATAAACGGATGAAAAAAGTGGTGTTATGCCAACATTATTTTAATAAAGTTGGAGGGATAGAAACCTTCATAATCAATTTCTTGAAAACATTTTACAAGGATTATGACATAACACTACTTTGTGGATTGATAGATAAAAAGCAAGCTTTATCTCTCAGCAAGTATGCCACAATCGTCTGTGAACCCATAGAAACAATAGAGTGTGATATTTGTATAATAACAAGTGTTTTGGTCGATGAACAGAATTTAAAACATGTTAAATACAAAGAAATTTATCAAATGATACATAGCGACTGGACGGAAATGAAGAAGTTTTGGAAATGGGAATTTAAAAGTTATGACCCAGAAACGAAATTTATTGCAGTAAGTGAAGCTGCAAAGGAATCTGCGTTAAGAGAATATGGAAAAGACAGTATAGTTATTCCAAATCTTTTATATCAAGAGAATACTACTGTTAAACAACCATTGAGGTTGTTGAGCCTAACAAGGCTAACAGAAGAAAAAGGATATGAAAGAATGAAGCAATTATGCGATTTGTTTGATAAATACGATATTCCATATATTTGGGATGTGTATTGTACGAATGTTTATAACCACAAAGATTATAAAAACATGTATCTTCATGGACCAGTAACAGAAGACACATCTCTATTGATTAAAAATGCCAATTATGTAGTTCAACTGAGCGATACAGAAAGTTTTTGCTATACGATGTATGAAAGCTTAATGCTTGAAGTACCAGTATTAGTAACACCTTTCCCAAATGCAAAAGTTGAAATAGTAAATGGCAAAAATGGATATATATTACCATTCGATATGCAATTAACTAAAAAACAAGTTTTAGATATATACAATAAAATCCCAAAAGAAGCAAAATATCAACAAACAGGAGTAAAAGAATTATGGACAAACATATTAAAATAAGAGTTGCAAATCCTTACAATGACAAAGCTTTACAAAGAGATGTCAGAACAGGAGAAATCCTTACAGTTACTCCAGAACGAATGCTAGAAATAATGGCAGTCGAAGAAGACAAAAATGTTGATTTGTTTACAATAATTTCGATAGAGAAAGGGTGACTGTAAATGAGCGAACAGGAAACAATTTTGAAACAACAATTAAGAAGAATGCGTAGAGAAATCCTAGAAGAGACAGAGAATAGCGAAAAAGATGATACTTTTAAAGACATGCTTGAAGATGCCAAACTTGTTTTCTTAAATAAAGTCTATCCTTTTGACAAGGATAAAACAGAAGCAGATATACCATCAAGATATATGAATTGGGTGACTAGATGTGCTATCGAATTATACTATTTACATGACGAAGGGGATTATAGCTCTTATAGTGAAAATGCCCTTGCGTGGACCAAAGAAGAAATGGGTCTATCTTCTAAACTATTGGGAGAATTGCCTCCACCACAGGCAGGTGTTCCAAGATGAGAAATGCAATGAATCGTTGGAGAAAAAAAATATATATTGCAAAAAGGAAACGAGACTCAGAGGGGCAAATTGTTTTAAACAAATATAGCAAAGTAGAATATGAAAAACCAAAGGAATATACTTTTAATGTTCAGCCAATAGGTGGAACAACAAATACGACAAGTGGCAGAACAAGAATAGCTGATTACGGGCAAAAATCTATGCAGATGCAAAGGGCAGTAATTGATTATGATAAGTATTTTGGAGAGTTTGAAGTAGATGACTTAGCATATTTAGATGGACAATCACCTAAAAATGAAGAAGTATATGGGCAAAAAGCAAATTACAGAATAGATGCAGTTTTAAGTCAAAATGAGGCAGTTGTTTTGTATTTTGAAAAACTATCAGAAAAGTAGGTTGATATTATGCAAATGAATATCAATGCAAAATTTGAAACTCGACTTTCAGTATCAAGTTTAGAAGAATACATTAAAGCATTAGAGTTAAAGAAAAAACAGATACTTGAAGCTTTACCTAATATTGCTACAAGAATTGCAGAAGAGGCAGGAAAAGATACTTACAAAAGTGTAAAAATCATACCTGCTGAAATGCAAGGGAATAAAGCAATAGCATATGCAAGAAGCACAGATAAAATAGATACATACAGAGAATTTGGAACAGGTATTGTAGGTAGCCAAAATCCTCATGTAGATGATGCATTAGCAAAGTCAGGTTGGCAGTATGATGTCAATGAACATGGTGAGAAAGGTTGGGTATATCCTAAAAAAGATGGTACTTTTGGTTGGACAAAAGGTCAATCAGCACAAAAGAAATTCTATATTGCAGCTCAAAGAGCAAGAGAAAAGGCACCCAAAATAGCAAAACAAGAATTTCGAAAGTTAAAAAAATAGATAGCTTAAAAATGAGCATTGTTGTCAGAAATATCAGATTAACAATGCTTTTTTGTATAAACGGAGGGATAAAACAATGGGAATGCCAGATGTATATGACGAGATATATGAAAACGCAAGAAAACATATAACAGAAAAATCAAAGTATTCACCATATGTTTTAAGCACTCCACCACAAGAAACAAAAGTATTTCCTTTGGTTGTTATAAGAGAGATTAACAATACTCTTGAAAACGAAAATTTAGATAAAACTGACCAAAAACACAAAATAGAGTATGATATTGAAATTTATGCAATCGATAAAGGAAGCATATCAAAACAAGTAATTGTGCAGGAACTTAAAGGTCTTGTTAATGAAGTTTTTGATAACCAGTATGGTATGTACAGAAGGGCTTGTATTCCTACACCAAATGCAGATAGGAATGTAGACAGGCTATATATGCGTTATAACGCAATAATTGATGAAAATAGAAGAATTTATAGGAGGTAATTTATTATGGAGGAAAATGCAGTAGCTTATTCAGACGTAGGAACAAAGTTATATCATAAAGGAACTGATGAATATGAATGGTTGTTTGGAATTAGAACAGTTCCAGCAAGTGGTTCAGCAGGAGGAACTATTGAAGTAACAGAAATGCATAGCGATAGAAAACAATTTATATCAGATAGAGTAGATACACCAGACCAAGATTTTACATACAATAGAACACCTGAAAAATATGCAAAAGCATTAGCTTTATGTGATGGAGAAGTACACGAATTTTTAATCGTATTTAGCGATGGAACAGGAACATATATAAAAGGAACAGTTCAAACTTGGAAAAATGAACTTTCAACAGGTTCAGCACAAGAAGCAACATTACATATTGTTGCAACAGAAATAACAGATAAAACAGCAGAGCAAGTATCAGCATTAATACCAGCAAGCGGAACTTAATAAGGAATATAAATTTATTTAATGGAGGAATTGAATTATGGCAAAAGCAAAAAGAATAGAAGTAGAAGGGAAAGAATATATATTAGCTTTTCCAACAAGAAAAGATGCAGAAAATGCAGAAAGATTAGGTTTCTGTTTGAATTTGATGGAAACACAACCTTTAATCCAAATGGACAAACTGTTCCATTCAGCATTATTAGCAAAACAGCCTAGAACAACAGCTGAAATGGCAACAGATATAAGAGAAAAATACCAAGAAAAGGGTGGAGATATAGGGGAGATAAATTCATTCCTTATAGGAGAATATATGGGTTTTTTCAAATTCCAAAGTGGGAAGAAGGAGAAGATAACAGCAGAGACAATAGAGATTTAGAAGATAAAGATGATGGCAAAGAAAAAAAACAATATTTTTCATTAAGAGAATTTTTCAGAGAATATCTTTTACCATTAGCATTAACGTTCGGTATGTCTACGCAAGAATTTTGGTATGAAGAACCAGACTTGCTCTGGACATACCGAAAAGTTTATATGGATAAATTAAAAATTCAAAATGAGCTAGAAAATCAACAAGCTTGGAGAATAGGTCTATATGTTTACGAAGCTATTGCAGTAGTAGTACATAATGCATTAAGAAAAGAAGGACAACCAGCACTAAGTTATTGTGGAAAACCATATGAATTCAATTCTACACCTAAAACAGAGCAAGAGCTAATGGAAGAAGAAATTAGAAAAAATGAAGAAATGATTAGGGCAAGCCTAAACAGAGGCAAGAAAGTACTGCATCCCAAAGCGATAGAAGGTGAGATTAGATGTCAGACTACAATGTAGACACATTAGAGAATAAAATAGTAGTAGAGGCAAAAGAAGCAATAAAAAGTTTAGAACAAATAATTGGATATGTAAATCAATCTAAAACTGCAATAAATTCAATGAAAAGTGCTACTGGATTAAAAAATATAAATAATGAGACAAAAAAAGCAACATCAAATCTTAATAAATTTCAATTAGTTGCTAAAAACTTAAAAAGTGTATTAAACTTCTCAGGACTTGTTTATGGGATTAGGAGAGTTTCAGGCTTTTTAAAAGAAACTGCTGAAAATAGTATTGACTTAGTAGAAACTATGAACTTGTTTGAAGTTTCTATGGGGAAAACAGTAGATGAATTTGGAAATTTAGACAGTGTTTCTAGTAAATATTATACAAAGGCATTAAAATTTCAAAAAGAACTAAATGAACGATTTGGAACTAATATTGAAGAAACAATGAGATACCAAGCCTTATACAATCAAATGGCTCAAAGTATGGGCATTGGAGATAGTGCTTCTTATACAATGTCTGAAAATCTAACAAAACTAGGAATGGATTTGGCATCTTTATTCAACAGAGAAGAGTCAGATACAATGGAAGCATTAAGGGCAGGAGTTTTAGCAGGACAGACAAAACCATTAAGAAATTATGGCTTAGATGTAACACAACAATCCTTAGCACCATTACTACAAGAGTTAGGTTTAGACAGAAGTATAAGCGAATTATCGCAAGCAGAAAAGATGATATTGCGTTACATAGCAGTATTAAGACAAGCTAGTTCTGCTCACGGAGATTTCGCAAATACAATAGAAAGTCCAGCAAACCAATTAAAAGTATTTAGAAGTCAATTTGAAGAATTAAAGACATCAATAGGTAATCTATTTCAGGGATTGTTAGGACAAATAATGCCATATATAAATGGTGCAATAATGGCAATAAAAGAATTGCTTAATTTAGTTGGAATTTTGTTTGGTTTTGAAGTTTCAAGTTCAAATTCAAATCTGGCAGACCAATCAGGAATAGAAGATTTAGAAACAGGTCTTAGCGGAGCGGTAGGAAGTGCAAAAGAATTAAAGGCACAACTTATGGGATTTGATGAGATAAACAATATAACAACAGACACAAGTTCTGGTGGAGGTTCAGCAGGAATTTCATCAACAGGCATTGATGATAAATTACTAGATGCAATGAGTGAATATGACAATTTAATGGGTAATGTAAGAATGAAAGCTACCGAGATTAAAGAAAAAATAATGGATTGGCTAGGACTTACAGGAGACGTTGAACACGATACACAAAGAGTAAAAGAAATATTAGATACAATAGAAATTGTGTTAAAAACAGTTGTAGGAACATGGTTGGCGACTAAAGCAATAGGAGTTATAGGCGGAATAATAGATGGTCTTGGCAACGGTGGAATTTTAGGATTAACTAATAAAATTCAACTAGCAGTTGCAGGCATAGCAATAAGTTGGGGACTAGCAGAAATAGCTGCAAAAGAATATGCTGAATATCTAAGGAGTGGCGAAGTATCTGATAAAGATGCTTGGACAAAAGCTTCCGTTGGTTCGTGGGCTGCTTCAGGTACAACAGGAGGAATAATAGGTGGTGCTATAGGAAGCATTATTCCGGGATTTGGAACAGCGGTTGGAGCAGCGATAGGTACAGCAATAGGAACAGGTGTTGGAGTAGCAAATACAGAACAAAGTATGTATGATGGACTTAGCGAATATTATTTTGAAGAGTTGCAAAAAGCTTTGTCTGATGGAGGAGTAATTGATGCAGGATTTGCTTCAAGTCTTGATGTTATGTTTGACCCAGAAACCGAATATTCTCTTGAAGATTATAGAAAATATGTGGAAACCGTAAAAAATATATGGACGTCAGATGAAGCAAAGTCAGTTTTTCATTTAGATGATGAAGAACTTGAAAAAGCTCGTGAAGCAATAGAAATATTTGCAAACCTTGAATACGCAGGAGCACAGCTATTTGATAATGGCGGTCAAAAGATAGAAAATTATTATAATAAATACAAGCAATTAGTGGAAGAAATAGTCTCTTCTTCTGATGAGTGGAACAACTTGCATAACAAATATCTTGAAAACGAACAAGCTTTAGAAGACACCACAGAGACTTTAGACATATTTTTAACAAAACTGGGTAATAGTGCATACGAAACAACAGCAGAAGATATTGCAGAATTAAATTCTATATTAGATGAAATGAGGAGAATTGTAAAAGAAAGCGGAGATGCATTTGTAGACTCAACTATTTCACTAACAAATAGTTTGAAAGATGAAGGATATATAAGTACAGAAACAGCAGATTTAGTTGTAGCAAATGCCATAAGAAAAGCAGAAGCAGAAGGAGAAGCTTTTAATACTCTTCAATTAAAATTGAAAGATTACAGCACTCAATTAGAAAAGGGAATGATTACACAAGATGAATACAACACTTTAATAGCAGAAGCAAGAGCAGAATATGAAAAAACAACAGCAGTTGTTGATACAACAAAGACAGCAGTAGAACATTTGACAAACCAAATAGGAGCAAAAATAGATTTTGAAAATTGGGAAACTGCAAAAAAATATACAGAAGATTTAGGAAACTTATATACAGACAATGAAGTAAAATTAAAAGGTTACTATGAAACTAAAGTTGAACAAATCAATACAGCAATTGCTTGGGCAGAAAAAGAGTTAGAAAAAACTAAAGAAGTACATGGGGAAGAAAGTGAAGAATATAAGGAAATTCAAGAAAGATTAGAAGCTTTAAAAGAGACAAGAACAGGAGTTACAAAACAATATGAAGATGATGTTTTAGACCTAAAGAAGACAGTGTATGAGTCTTTAAAAATAGTAGAGCAACAACTTATTGATAGTGGATATGACATTGAAAAAGATTCACAAGGAATATATAAATCTGTTCAGGAACAATTAAACAAAATTGGTTTAGATACTGAAATTGCAAGCAATATTGATAAAGAATTAGGATTAGCAGAAGAAAAAATAGCAAATCATCAAAAAGGTATTGCTGGAAAACTAAGTTTAATTACTAAAAACTTAGATGGGACATTTTCTATAAACATGGGGTTGAACATTGATTATTCAACATTAAAAAAGAAGTTACAAAGTGCTAAAAGTTTAATGGACACTATGAGTTCAAATCCTATTCTAGGTACATCGTTCAAAAAATATTCAACTAATATACAATCATTAATTAATCAATTAAATGGTTATGCCGAAGGGGGATTCCCAGATATGGGAGAAATATTCTTGGCAAGAGAAGCAGGACCAGAGCTTGTAGGTAAAATAGGTTCGAGAACAGCAGTAGCAAATAATTCACAAATAGTAGAAGCAGTAAGTCGAGGAGTATATGAAGCAGTTGCTTCTGCAATGCCAAAAGCATCATCAGTTCAATTAGATATAAGAGCAGATGAAGGAATAATAGTAAAAAAAGCAGCACAAGGTTTTAAAGAACATGTAATGCAAACTGGGGAATTACCTTTCCCAGTACCAATTTAGTAAAACAAAAAAATAAGGCTTAAAAATGAGCTATGGGTAGAAAAAACAATCTACTTGTAGCTCGTTTTATTTAGATAGAAGGTGGAATATGTCAACAACATTTATATCAGATTTTGTAGATAGTACATACGTACCAAGTAATTTAATAAAAGTAGACGGACAAACAATAGAATATCTTGCAGGATATGAAGTAGAAGAATATGACTTAAGTAAAGATGCAGGAAGAAATGCAAAAGGAACAATGCGACTTGCGTATATAGCAACAAAGTACAAAATTATATTTAAAACTCGACCTATCCATCAAAAAGAACTAGAAAAAATATACGAAAAATTACCAAGAAGAGAATTGACAGTAGAATTTTTTAATCCGTTTACAGGAAAGTATCAAACAATACAATGTTATCGTGGAGATAGGAAAACATCAATGAAATGGGACAGACAATATCTTGGTAAATTATATGAACCAGTAAGCCAATCATTAATAGAATTGTAGGTGAAAGTAAAAAATGCAATCAGTAAGCAATGAATTTAAAAAAATGTGCAAATCAAACACTCCATCTGGGGCAATAGGCAGAATAAGAGTAATAGAAGATGATATTACAATAGCAGAAAACACCGACATTAAAGACATACAGATAGAAGATAAATGCTATGTAAATGATAAATTTATAGGAACTACTGTTGCAAAAAAAGTTACAGTAAATTTATTTAATGATGATAATGTTTATGATTTGGAAAACAAGGAAGTAGAAGTAAGCTTTGGCTTCCAACATTACGAGCAAGAACAAGTTTATAAAGGTAAAAAAATTCAGATATTAGATGCTAAACCTATAAGACCAAAAATAAGCTTACACGGAGAAAGTAGTCAAGCTACTAGAAGTGGGAAGAATATATTTGATATAAATAATGCTTTCAATTATGGAACAGTAGCCAGTTTAACAACAATAAATAACGATGGAACAATAACAACTACAAGTAATTTTAGTAGTCTTAGGGACATTGGAACTCAGTTGTTTTTAGAAAAAAACACTGACTACACTATATCATTATTTGTAAATTCGATAACTTCAACTGGAACAAGATTAGTTGGAGTTGTTGAAATAATTGAATATGATGCTAATGATAATTATATAAGTAGATTAGCTAGTAGTGAAATTAGAAATATCGGTCAAATAAATACATTCACATTTAATTCTGGTAATTGTGAGAAATGGGCTTTAGTAATAAGTGGTTGGTATGGTTCTGAATATTCAGGAACATTAACATATTCAAATGTACAAGTTGAAAAAGGTACAGTAGCAACAGAATATGAACAATACGGAGAAATGCCTTCGCCAGATTTTCCAAGTTCGATAGAGAATATAGAGGGAAAGAATTTATTTAATCATAATTATATTTTAGACAATCTTAGAGATTCAAGCATGAATAGCAATATAAAATATACAGAAATAACTTTATTACCAAATACTGATTATACATTATCAGCTAATTGTTATACATCAGAGGTGGCTTCGCTATTTATTACATTACCAAACATAACCCCAAATTCTAATACTGGTGGAATAATGACACTTTCACCAAGCAGAACTATAAAAACAGATAATGAAGGTAAATTATGGATATGGGTTAGAGTAAGTGGGGGAAACAATATATTTCCTACTAAAGATGATTTTGAAAGTGGCAAATATTGGGCACAACTTGAGAAAGGAACAAAAGCAACACCATATATTCCTTTTAACTCATTAGCAGTAAAAGTAACAGGGAAGAATTTAGTGTCAAGTATTACAAAAGCATACATTAGTAGTAGTGGAGTTGAAACACCTGAAAACAATAATTTATTGTCAAATTTTATTAAGGTTACACAAAACAGAAGTTATATTTTTGCAAGTTATTATATCGATTCAAGAAGAATGGAAAGACAATATCAGGTTGCATATTTTGATAAAAACAAGAATTTCATATCTCGTAAAACGATATCTTATAACACTGCATTCACGATAACAGATAATAACGTATCATATGTAAGGGTTTGGCAAGATAAAGATGCAACGCAAACTCTTCCAGACTATTTACAACTAGAAGAAGGCACAGTAGCAACAGCCTACGAACTATACAAAGAACAAATAGTCTACTTCCCACTATCAGAAGGACAAAAGCTAATTGAAGGAAGTTATTTAGCAGATGATGGAATACATAATGTCAAAGGACAATTTATTTTTAAAGGTACAGAAAATATATCAATGAGTAAAGGTGGACTTACTGAATGTGAAAATAATTATTTCGGTATAGCAAGTACAAATTTTATATCCGAAATAAGTAGCCCTGTTATATGTACACACTTTATAAATAGAAGAATATGGAATTTAGACCAAGAAGGAATTATGTATGAGGGTTCAGTCAATTCAAACTCTTTAAGAATTAGAGCAAATTTTGCCAGTGTTGATGAATTTAAATCTTGGCTTGCCGAACAATATGCAAATGGAACACCAGTAATAGCAGAATACAAACTATTAAAAGAAGAAACAATCCCATATACGAAAGAACAACAAGAGGCTTGGGATAATATAAAAGCATTAAACTTGTATGAAGGTACAAACAATATTGTTTCTGATGCAGAACTAGTTATTACTTTAGGGGAAGAAGAAATATCATATGGCAATTTTATAATAGAAAAACCAGACACAGAAGAAGTACAAGCAACGACAAGATTTGTGGGATATGACTATATGGTTAAATTTAACAAAGAATTTGTAGACAATAATACATATCCACTAAAATTGGGAACATATTTTTCAAATTTATGTTTTCAAGTAGGTTTAGTTGCAGGAAATATGGATTTTACAAATTCAGATTATATGGTTCAAGGAAATCCTTTTACTAACAATGAAGATTGTAGAACAGTATTAAGTGCTATTGCTCAAATCGCTGGTGGAATTGCAAAAATAGGTAGGGATAATAAAGTATATATTACTAATTTGAGTTTAGAAGATGCAGTAGAGAATATAGATGGGAATAACTATGATACGTTTACTCCCAACAAAGCATTTGGACCAATAAATAAACTTATTTTAAAAATGAATAGTGGGGTAGATGGAGAAGAGACTGTAAGAAGTGATGGGGAAAGCATAAATCAAAATGGGGAATATGCAATAACAATATCGGACAACCCTATTTTAAACTCAGTAGAGCAACGAGAATTAGTTATAGACAATATTTTTAACAAGATTAAGGGAATAACCTATCTACCATACAAAACCACTTATTATGGCTATCCTTATGTTGATAGCACAGATTTAATTAAAATATCGAATGTAAATGATACAGAATATGGTTCTTACATTTTTAATCACATATTAAAATATGATGGGGCGTTTTCAGGCAATATTGAGACATCAGCATTAACAAAAACGCAAAGTATGTATAAGAACACTTTAGATTTAAAAACAAGATTTAAGAAGACGGAATTAGCAGTTGATAAAATCAACGGAGAGATAATATCAATAATAGAAGTACAGGACGAGGAAAAGAAAAAAATAAATTCAATAAAACAAGATTTAGATTCAACAACTGCAAGAATAGAAAAAGTAGAAGGAGAAACATCTCAAATAAATGAACTAAAAGAAACTATTGATGGGCTTTCAAACACTTTAACTAATAAAGGTGGAAACAATATATTTTATTATGATGAAGCTTATTGGTCAAGTGAAGAAAATTTTAACATTGAAGAATTTTCAGGCACAGAAATTCAACAAAATTCTGTTAGCGGTATGGGATATATAATCAATGAGGGTAATGCTTCTCAAATAGCTAATGTGCAAAATGGTACATATACAGTAAGCTTTAAATATAAAAAAGTAGGACCTGAATTAGCAAGTGCAAGTGTAAAAATAAATGATAAAGAATATCCGTTAACAGAAGTAGGATGGACAGATTTTAGTGAAGTTGTAGAAGTAAAATCAAATCATATAACAGTCGAGTTTCTATCAGATACAGATAACACATTATATGTGGTAGATTTGCTAGGAAATGTAGGTTCAGAAAAAGAAATATGGACACAAAATCCAAATGAAGTAAGAACAGATACGGTAAAGATTGGAAGAGGTATTGAGGTAAGAAGTTCCGAGAAAAATACTTATCATAGAATAGATGCAGATGGTAACAGAACATACAACATAGCTACTGGGAAAGTTGTAAATGAAGCAACTGACAGGGGTTCTGAAATGGAGGAACTTGTAGTAAGAGGACAAGCTCAAATATCAGGATTGTTAATAAAACAAGTACGGAGACCAAACGTGGCTCTCAAGTTTATTATAATAGCTTAAAAATGAGCAGCAACATTATCTTTTGCTGTTTATTTTTTGTAGGAGGGAAGTTATGAATAGTCAAGAGTTTTCACAAAAAGTTTTTAAAAAAGAAATTAAAAATGGAACAATTTATAACGTAAAAAAAGATGATGAAATATTAGGACAAGTTGGCGTTATTAGAACAGTAATTGTTAATTTAGATGGAAAAGATTTTCCAGCAGATATGTTAGTAGGAGATTATTATTTTGAAGAAGTAGAAGGAGAGTAATAGTATGGCTGAATTTATACAAACAGGTGGAAGCAGTGGCGGAAGTTATGCTTCGAATTTTACTGGTAGGTTAACTGTTTGGGAAAATAGTTATGACATAGCTTCAAACACTTCAAATGTTGGATATAGATTAGAATTAATATCAGGAAGTTCAGGAAGATTCAGTGATTATTGGCTTGATTATTCGGTAACGATAGATGGAATTGTAGTTGCAAGTAACGGATTATATTTTAGTTCAATGTCATACAATATAGCTCAAACAGTATGTGAAGGTACAATTACAATAACGCATAACAATGATGGAACTAAAACAATACCTTGTTCAGCAGTAATGAATTTTGCAAGTGGTACATATAGCCCGGGGGATTTCTATCCAAGTGGAAACTTAATTTTAACTACAATCCCAAGATATGCTAGCCTTACAGAACATTATGTTGTTTCAACAGGATTAAATTCAATTACAGTAAAGTGGAACGCAGACCACACAATAGACTGGGTACAATACTCTTTAAATGGTGGGGCGTGGACTGATACTTCTGGTACAACATACACTATTGTAGGATTAGCTCCTAATACACAATATAGTATTAGAACAAAAATAAGACGAAAAAATGGTCAATTATGGACGGAAAGTGGATACATATATGGCACGACAAAAGATATTGCAAGAGTAAGTTATGCTATTGATTTCAATTCTGATGCAAATGCATATATGGAATTTACTAACTCTAGTGGTGCTACAGTTAATTTATATTTAGAAGTGGGTAATAATACAATCCGAAGGAATGGGATAACAGGCTCTGGAGGCTATACTTTTAGACTTACAGAAGAAGAAAGGACGTTGTTATATTCTTTGTGTCCAAATTCTAACAAACTGATAGTAAGGTACGTTGTTGCAACATTGGTGAATGGAGTTGCAACATATTGGGATTTTGTAGACAAAACTATGACAGTAGTAAATTCTAATCCAGTATTTAGTAATTGCGAATACAGAGATAATGAAACAGTTTCTACACAATTAACAGGCGACAATCAAACAATCATTAATGGATATAACAATCTGCAAGTTATTATTTCTCCAGCAAACAGAGCGATAGCGAAAAATGGTGCAAAAATGGATAAATATCGACTAGTATGTGGAAATAAATCAGTAGAAGCTCCTTATAGTGAAACTTCAGATGTTATTTTGGAAATAGGTTATGTAGATAGTATGACATTCATGGTTTATGCAATAGATAGTAGAAAAAATAGTCCCAACCCTGTGACAAAAACATTTGCAACTTGGAAAGATTATTTTAAACCTAAAATAACGGAAGGCTCAGCAGTAAGAACAGAACAAGTTAATTCAGAAACAAGATTAACCTTTAGTGGAAAGTTTTGGAATGATTGTTTTGGAGACGTCAATAATCCAGAAGCAGTTCATAACAAAATAACCACATGCAAGTATGAGTATAAGAAAACAACAGATAGTGAATACATAGAAGGAGAAACAGACCTTATACTTGATATTTCGGGAGATGTTTTTTCAGCCAGTTTACTTATTGCTGGAGATGCCGAAATGGAAGGATTTGAAATAACTAACAGCTATAACATTAGAGTAATTGTGTCGGATGAGATAGGGTGGACACCAGCGACATATGACATATTGCTTGGCGCAGGGAAACCGGGAATAGCCTTTCACAGAAATGGGGTTTCTTTAGGAAGACCATATGATGAAAGAATTGGGGGAAGTTGCCAAATAGATGGACATAGAGCTATGTGTGAAGATGTTTGTAGAGCATATTTTAATGGGGGTGGAGCATCTACTTTTGCTTATAATACTGCATGGATTATACAAAAAATACAATTAAATCAAGCAGATACAATAGGCACGCTTTTCACATGGGATAATACCAATAAAAGAATTTATGTAAATAAAACTGGATTTATAGACATTGAACTTGCCTTTGATATGTATTTAGTTGATTATGTATCCAATAGCGATTATATTTTAGTCGTACTGAAAAATGGTGCAGAATATACGTCTGTAGCATATGAGTACTTTAGAAACGAACAATATTATGGAAAGTTACAAGGTAGTGTAAGAGGTGTGTATGCACAAAAAGGAGATTACTTCGAGATGGGTATTAATTGTGGAAAAACAGGAACTATACGATGTTTTGAAGGACCTAATACTAGCATGACTTTAACATATAGGAGGATGTAAATATGGATAAATATTCAGAAGAACAGATAAAAAATATCTTATCAATATATCCATCTGTTGAAGAGATGGAAAGACAAACTGCAACAAGAGAAGCTAAACAATATTTATCGGATACTGATTATGTAGTAATAAAAATGCAAGAATATGCTTTGCAAAATAAAGAAGTAGACAACGATTACACAGAGATTTTGCAAGAAAGAGAACATTGTAGAGAAATCTTAAGAGAATTGGAGGTGTAAAAGTTGGATAATCATGTAGAGGATTTAATTAAGTTTGAAGAAAAATGCAAATCTAATTCTAAGAGATTAGATGAACATGATACAAGGTTAGACAAGTTAGAAAAAACATATTCAATAATGGAGAAGATGGATTACAGAATGGGAAAAGTTGAAACATCAGTAGATAAAATAAATAGTAAACTAGATGCAACATCACAGGAGAAAGGTAAGAAATGGGATAAACTAATAGATTATTTGTTTTATGCATTAATAGCAGTAATGCTAGGTTTATTATATACAAAATTAGGAGTTTAAAAGGAGTGAGTTTGATGAAAGAAAAATTTGCAAAATTAATCAACGTAAAAAGCATAATAACAATACTATTAACATTAGTAGTATGTTATTTAGCAATATTTAAAGATTTTGACATTAAAGATTTATACTTAATGATAATATCATTCTACTTTGGCACACAAGTAGAAAAAAAGAGTAAGGAGGAATAGGTTATGGAAGAAGAAATTGATAAACTAAAAATAGTTTCATCAACAGAAATACCAGCAGAACTTAACGAAGAAGGAATAGAAGGTGGTGAAGTTGATGAATAAGATATATTATAGTCAAATAGATAGTAGATGGGCGAAACACCCATATCCAAGTCAAGCATTGCCAAAAGCAACAATAGGTTCTGGAGGATGTGGAGTATGTGCTTGTGCAATGGTAATAAGTATGTTAAGAAAGATAGTATTACCACCAGAATTAGCAGATATGTTTGTAAAAGATGGAATAAGAGTCAACGGAGGAACTTCAAACAAAGCATATCAGTACATAGCAGATAAATATGATTTAACAACAAAAAGAACAACGGATTATAATGAACTAATAGCTTGTTTAAAAAGAGGCGGATTAGCATTAGTAGGTTGTGGAGAAGGATTGTTTACTAACGGAGGACATATAATCTGTATTGCAGGAATTGAAGGAGATAATTTTATAGTTTATGATAGCTACTTATACTCTAATAAGTTTAATATTCTAGGAAGAAATAATAAGGCTACAATAAGAGGAACAGAAGTAGTATGTTCAATAGAAAACTTCAAAAATTATGCTAATGCAGGAGGATTTTGGATTTATGAACCTACTGGAGTAGACACAAACAAAGATGAAACAAATGTAGAGCCTGCAAAAGAAGTTATTGATAGAGGTACAGTAGGAACGACTAAAAAATTAAAACAAAATTGTAATCTATGGAGCAATCCAGATTTAACAGGTACTAGATATGATTATTTAAAAAACACAACAGTTAAAGTGATAGAAAACATAAGTGCGAATGTAGATAAGGTACATGTTCCAGCAACAGGAAGAACAGCATATGTAGACATATCAGCTTATGTTGGAGAAGTAGTTTCAACCGCAAAGATTATGGTTGTTACAGCAAAATCTGGTTTAAATGTAAGAAAAGAACCTACAACAAAATCAGGAATAGTAACAGCATATAAATATGGAACAAAAGTAAATGTATATTCAATAGAAAATGGTTGGGCAAAAGGAACAAAAGGATATATGTATGCTGAATATTTAAAATAAAAGCTTAAAAATGAGCAGTAGATGTAAAAGTCTACTGCTTTTTTAGGAGGGATAAAATGTTTACAGAGAAAGACGGAAAAATAACAATGGTAGAAAAAGATTATGGAATAACTCTACCAATAGAAATAACGATAGAAGGGGCAGAAATTACTGCTGAAGATAAATTTGCAATTAATATATTTAAAGAAATAAATGGAGAAGCTTTAATCTCTAAAACATATGAAAATATTCAGAACAACACAATAGAGTTTGCTCTTACTCAAGAAGAAAGCAACAAACTAGAAGTGGGAAGTTATTTTTATGACATAGACTGGTTTCAAGAAAATTCTTTCCTAGGCAACTTAGTTAAGAAAAAGGGTTTTAGAGTTGAAGAGAAAGCAGGTGGATAGATGGAAATTAATATAAAGCCTGCAAAAGTAAATATTGATTTTAGTGTACAAAAAGTATTCCCAGAATTGGAAGATATAGAAATAACACCAAAAGGAGTAGAACAAAACTTTAAATCAAATAAGTATGGTTATAATAATATAAAAGTAAAAAAAGTAGAGTTACAACCTAATAAAGTTGTAGCACCAACAGAACAAAAACAAATAGTTGTTGCGGATAGTGAGTATTCAGGACTTAACCAAGTAGAAGTAGAACCAATACCTTTAAGAAAAGATGAATATGGTGGTTATGATTGGATTATAGAACCTTCATTTGAAAAAGACCAAGAGTTTTATTTTAATGGAGAATATATAAAACAAGTAATTGTACCTAGAGCTTATGATGCGTTTTCTAAACGATTAATTGAGAGAACTATAACAAGTATAACTGATAATACAATATATAGCATAGGAGCATATGCTTTTTATGGTTGTTTAAATTTAAATAGTGTTAATTTACCAAATGTCACGACAATCGGTTCTAATGGTCTTTCAAATTGTCAAGCATTAACAGAAATAATTCTTCCAAATGTAAAAGAGGTTCAAACATATGGTTTATCTGGTTGTACCTCTTTGAAAGAAATAAATTTACCGAAATTAGAGAAAGCAAATAACTATTCTTTTTCAAATTGCACTAATGTCAAAAAAATAATTCTTCCAAACCTAACAAGTATGATGGGTTATACTTTTTATGGATTAACGGCTTGTAAGTTAATACAATTAGATAGCTGGAATATGTCAGCAGGTACAAGTCAATATTTCCAGAACACAACTGGAAGAATTGTTTTGCCAAGTTTGACACAGATTTATAATTATTCTTTTAGAAATTCTCAATTCTCTGAAATTGTATTGCCACAAAATCGTGTAGTTGTAATAAATCATTATGGAGCATTTAATGGTTCAAGTATGGCAAGTGGAACTTGCTTAGTTTATGTACCAGATGATTTAGTAGAAAGTTATAAAACTGCAACAAATTGGAGTACATACGCAGACCAAATAAAGCCAATAAGCGAATTACCAGTATTGGAGGTATAAGATGATAGTTAAAGAATTTTTCAAAACAAGAAATGATGGAGTAAAACTTTATAGAACATACTCAAACGAAGGTTTTAAAATAAAACAAATAGAAACAGATACTATATATGATGAAGCAATAGACATTGAAACTTCTAATTATACTTATGAAGAAACAGAAGAGCTTATTGAACAAGAAGAATTAGATGAAATTGAACTAAAAGCGAAAGCATACGATATTATAACAGGCGAGGTGGAGTAGATGAATATATTAGAAAGAGCAAGATTAATTCGAAAGAATATTTTATTAAGTTCAACAAGCCTTGAAGATGATAAAGCAAGTCAAACACCTGAATTGTTTACAAGACTAAACGAAAATGGCGAATTAATAACAGCAGGCACAAGGATTAATTGGAATGGTGTTATTAAAAGAGCAAATGTAGACTTATGGGACACAAAAGAAAATAACCCAGACAATGCACCTACACTATGGGAAGATATTAATTATAAAGAAGGCTATAGAATTATCCCAGAAGTAATAACAGCAGGAACTGCTTTTAGTAAAGATGAATGTGGTTGGTGGAAAGATGTGTTATATAAGTCATTAATTGATAATAATGTATGGACACCAGAACAATATTCAACTGGTTGGGTAAAAATAGACTAAATCAGCCAAAATCAAGACAACAAAGTATATTAACCAAAAATAAAAACGGCTTAAAAACGATTTTCGAAAGCCGTTTTTTGGCTATTTTTAAGATAGATATTGCAAAACTAAAACAACTATGTTATAATACCAAATAGGACTACTGCATAGAGAAAAAAAACTATGTAGAAAACAATAGGGGAGCTAGCCTTAGAGATTGGCTAGCTTTTTTATTTAGTTTTTAACAATCATAAGAGTTCTCTATAGAGAACGTAAAAATAACAAAAGTTTCTCATAAGAAACCTAATACATGATATACAAAAAATGAAACATACTATTTCAAAGAGGTGGATTATGAGAGTAGAAATATTGTTAAGAGAAATAAGAAAACAAAAAAATATAACGTTAGATGAATTGTCAAAATTAACAGGAATGTCAAAAGGACATTTAAGTAAAATTGAAAGAAAAGAAACAGACCCATCTATAACAAGTTTAGCGAGAATAGCCTTAGCATTAAATGTAGATATTTCAAAATTATACAAAATTATAAAATAGTTATATGAAAAAAATATTTTCTATTTTCATATAATAAAATATATAGTTTTATAAAAGGTTTCTCATAAGAAACTTAATTCAATATATTTTCCATATAGAAGCTTCTAAATATAATTAAGAATGGAGAATTTGTATGGAAAAATTAATTGTGGAAGAAATATGTAAAAATTTAAAATATTATGAGAAGATTATTGTGAAAGCACATGCGAAATTGTTTATAAAAGTATATAACAATGAAAGGATAAAGACAATTAATGCATTGTTAGAAAATTAATGCAATAAATAATGCAATAGCAAAATTTTTTGGTATATATGCGAAATGTGCAGGAACTTCAAATACGCTATCTTGAAAGAGTGAAGGGTTTTAATGTAAGGGTAGAATATTGGTAAAAAGACCACCCCGACCATCAAAAAAGACTAGCAAACGCTAGTCTTTTTTATATTATTCACCATTAACTTTTCACTATTCATTATTAACTAAAAAAAGAGCGACACATTTGTCGCTCTTCCCATTTCTCAATAAAGGTATTGTTAAACTCTTTTTACACGAGTTAAAGAAACCCTACCTGGTTCATGAAGTCGGTTCTTTTGCTTAGAGAAAGAGTTCTTATAGATACCATAATAACGTTTTTCTCTTCTGCTTTTTACAGTTGTTAACGCAAAGCCGTATTTGAACCACTCGTGTTTTGCTGTGGTTGCATCTGCTAGTTCTGCTGCGCGAACTGCATAATTGTTAGGCAACCCTGTACTATCACTTTTAAATGAAGTCAAAATTTCATCAATCTGCTCTTCAGCGATTTTATTCACATTGGCCACCTCACTTATAAAATTATTTATTTGTTTTTGAGAAATGGTATCTAAATATCATTTAGACATTAGTATTATAGTACATTTTAAGCAAAATAGCAATAGATGAGGGCTTAATTCATTTCCACCAAAATAACATCTTCTCCAATGCATTTTATATTATCCCATGGAATAACAATATCATTAGAAGAAAACACATTAAAAAGTTTGCTGCTTCCGGGAACAATAATTGAAGTTATTATTCCTGTTTCTAAATTGGCTGTAACATCTTGCACAAAACCTAATCTTTTTCCATCCACTATATTAATTACTTCTTTATGTTTAAAATCTAAACCTTTATTACCCATAAAAACCTCTTTAAAATATATATTCAAAAGCACAAAAAGTATTCAAAAGAAATATATTATATAGGAGAAAGATAGACTGGCAGAAATAACCAGTAAATATTTTATGTAAAAGTGTTGACAAAGGGAATAAAAAGTAGTAAGATAAAGAAGTACCAAATAAATATGAAGAAAGGATTATATAACT